AGGATAGCCAACCATAAGAACGCTGCAACCCTGAAAATAAACACTCCAACTTTGATGTCATGAAAGAATCCTAGCTGTTTCAAAAAGACGAAAATTTGGGTTTACAAGCCAGTTTTTCTGGTCTGTAAAGTTACGTTTTAGTTTTTTAAGGCGAGGATTTAATCATGCCAGCATATCCAATTACACAGCCGATTAACGGCATTAATCAAAATTTATTTACCTTTAAAGTTAACAAAGAGTTCTTCCAAGAATACGTCAAAATTACTCCTTTGATGTCATTTTCTGGCCAAGAAACAAACCGTGTCATCTATCGCAAAAAGTTAGAATCCGGTGATGGTCTGCAAATTCGTTTCAGCAAGCTTAACCAACTTGATTATAAGAATCCAGTCATTGATTTTGACCAAGTTCGGGGTGCCGCTCAGGAACAGCAAATGGATGAAGATAGAGCGGATACTTACTCTAAAAGCTTCTCGGTACAATTGAAAGGATATGACATTATAAAATTAGGAACTCCTATTTATAATGCCCTTCCTGATAAAGTTCGCCCACAGTTGCTAGAAGCTTGTCAACGCAATTTAAACTGGGATTTGTTCAATGCCGCAACGACTTCTAATTATGCGGTAGCAACACAAAAGCCTTCTTATGATCGAATAGTAGCTTCTGGCTATGCTCCAAATAGAGGCGCTTACAATGCTCTAGCTGGCATAACGACCGTTTTAAATGGTCAGAATGCTGGTACCGCTTATAACCAAAATGGTCTATCAGCGGCTCATTTAAGACAGTTAAAACTTTATGCGGAGCGTGGTGGGGCAGCGGCAAATATGGAAAATGCTATCCGTCCCGCTTATATGAATAAGAAGTCTGGTTGGCCAATGAATGGATATATTTATTTAGCCCATCCGGCTACTGTTACTCAGTTGATGAACGATCCACTGTTCCTAAACACAACGATGGCACGAGGAACAATTACCGACAGTATGGATCAACCTCAAGCGATTGATGGTGCTGATTACATTGGTAAATTCTTTGGTATTCATATTTATGAATGCCAGGATTTGACGCAATACGAAATACTCAGCCAAGACGGAGCAAAAACTGCTGCCTGGAACTTATTTTTAGGCGCAGGCGCTTGGGGATTAGCTTGGTACGAAAACCCCAATATCGTCATGGATATTGATGAAGTTGAGCGTATTCAATTGTTTGCAACTCATGAAGCAAGAGCGCAAAAAGTTCTTAAGTTCAAGAGTAAACAACAACTTGTTCCTGGCGAAACTGTCGAGCAAGGTATTATTCACTCATTTGTTCGTATTGCTTAATTTAGGAGGATTTCACATGACTACTGTTGTTAGATATGCGACCGTCACCAATACTACGGGAGCCGCATTAACTTCCGCATTACTGGTAGATGGCAAAGAATATGCTTTACGTTCAGTTAAAAGGACTTTCGTTGCTGCGGATATAGGAGCTGGCGCAGGACAGACGCAACATGCAAATGGTTGCTTAATTGCTCAGTTTTCAGGATGTTTTATTAAAGACGTTGTGCACTTCTCTATGTTTAGAGATTTAAGCGCAGACGGCTTCTTGGACATCCTAGACGGATTCCATAACGTTGCTAACGTTGCGCACTTATTTCAAGTGGGTTGGAAAATAGGGACTGATGGTCAAAGCCTTTATTTACGAGATGCTGGGAATAACGCGGCTACTCAATTAGTGGCTGCTGATATTCTTCAGGTATTAGTACTCACTGGAAATAGCTAATTATCACAACAAGACAGTCAGCCTTAAAAACTGACTGTCTTTTGAGGTTTTATGCAAATAGCAGAAATGATTGATTTAATGGGTGTTCTTGGGATTGGCGAAACGCCATCGAATGCCATTGCTCTAAAATACCTTAATCAAGCCCATTTAAAGCTTTATCGTCAAACAGCTAATATTAATCCAGATTTATTAATCAATGAACAATTAACTAGTCTTGTTAATCAAAACACTGTCACAGTCACAGAAACACCTTTTATCGTCAGCAAGGTTTACCAGAAAGGTCAAATGCAACCTTTAGAGGGAATGGCCTTTTTAGATTTTGTTCAATATCAATCTGACCACCCTAATCTGATTTGCAGTCCAAGAACTTATGCTTTTAAAAGAAAAATAATTAGTTTTTTCCCAACACAAGCGAATCAAACTTATGATTTTAGCGTATGGTATTGCACCCAACCTAAAACCTTAACTGAATTAACGCTAGAAGACGCTATCCCTTATCCTATCGCTTTCCATGATGTTTTAGTGGATGGCGCTTTATATTATTTATTTCAAGATGAATCAGGATTTAAAAATCCTCAAAAAGAAAAAGAAGCATTGGCCAGATGGGAAGCTGGAAAATCAGAGCTTTTTGCTTATCTATATGGCTCAGCGAAACAGCACATCTCAACATTTAGCAGCGTGTAATTATGTTTCAACCTGGTAATTATGACAAAATAGAATTTAACATGTCTCCCCAAGGCATGAACCAGTTTATCTCGCCAGAAATATTACCACCCCAATTCTCTTTCTTGCTTGAAAATATATTGCCAACACCCCTTGGCGTTGGAACAGTTAGATACGGCACACAAGAGGTTACGCAAACTGACAATATTGATGACTCGATACTAGAGATATTTCCTTTTGCGAAAGAAAATGGCGGAAAACAAGAAATTTTGTATGTTCAACAATACAAGCTGGATACCAGCGTTTTAAATCCCATTATTAATAATCAACAACAATTTATCTTTACAACCAATAATGCCATCAGATACCAAAAAGATACTTTTGTAAAAGTGAATTATACGCTAAACGGCGTTAACAACACCTTATACGCAAAAATACAAAGCGTTATCATCAACAATAATGACGTTCAAATCACACTAGCGGAAAACTTTTTTCCAGGTGGTGGAGTATTACAAATACTCAACATTTATTACCCAGAAGGGACGCTATATTCCTATGATTTTGATTCTGAAACGCTTACCCATCTTCCCATAAGCGGTCTCGCAGTGGCTTGTATTCCCAGATATGCGCAGTTTCAGCAAAAGCTGTTAATTTGCAATGGTGTTGATAAAGTATTGGTTTGGGACGGTAATGCTATAGAAGAAATGGTTGATTTTGTAAAAGAGCGATATGCGAACACTTTCAATCGAATTGATAACCAGCATTTCTCATTTGTAAAAATAAATGGGTTTGAACAGGCTAAATATTTTAACAACAATCTTATAGAGCTTAGCGTCAATGGCAATATCTCTCAATTAACCTTAACCAATATCACTGTTGTTAATAATTTGGTCACTATTACCACGCAAGAACAAGTTCCAGTATTTACTGGGCAAGACCGAGTGGAAATATTTTATAGAGACTGGCCACCCAGGTTCAATTATATGTTCGCAGGCAATGATAGATGGTGGGCATTAGGGGAGGGTCCAGCTGGCATTGAGTTTAGAGACAAAGACCAAGCATTAAGAGTTTACTATCCTTATGAGCCTAATACGCTAACCAATATTTTTAATGAAAATACTAAAACAGTGCCAAGTATTGATTTATCCGATAAACATGGAAGACAAGACAACTTAGAAGCAATATGTCAAATAAATGGCTTTACCGCTTTTATTGGTCGCTCTAAAACCCAGATTTGGCGTGGAACAATCCCTGGACAAGATGGGGATTTAAGTTGGAGTGAAAACATTCCTCTAGGAATAGCGCATGGAAATTTATTAATTGAAATGCCAAACGATGTTTATCTTGTCACTAACACTGGCATTCAATCGGCAAGTACGCTTAACATCGCCAAACAACTTGCGGCGACTAGCGAAAATGCGGTAGACCCTATTGTTAGTCAATATCTCTCAGATATTGCGTTTACTAACGATGTTTATAGAGCCTGTCGTTCTTTTAAATATGATAAAGGCGGGTTTGGTGGGTTTAAAATAGGCAAAAATAAAATACTAACCTCCTTATTTAAAACCAATTTTTATGCATGGTCTTTATTTTCTGGGGATTTTCAATCCAGCAATGCCTTTTGTGATACGGGGTCAGGATTACACCTAGCAATAGGCAATAAACTTGTTAAATATGCGGACGGGAATGATGGAAGCAAAAAGCTATACGGTGATAGAAATGGGACTTCCATTATTCCTTTCGTATGGATCCCAGGGCTTGTCAGTAAAAAGAAACTAACAAACAAAAGGTTCGCCAATAAACGCTACGAGATTCATTTGGATTATTCCTCAGGGTTTCCTTTAAACCCTTTAAATCAGGTTATTTTAGCCATTAACGCAGAAACCCCTGGAACATTTGAAATATCTGACCAGTGTGCATTTGAAGAAACAGGGGATGCGCTTGGAGAAATTCCCTTAGGAGAATCAAGGCTAGGTAAAAATTATAAAATTATTAACAAGAAGCTAAAATTTGTCGCTGGCAGTTTTTGGATAACCTTATCGGGTTACGCCATTAATGGCCCAATATTTTTTAAAACATTAATCCTATTTGGTATTGGAGAGCGCAATGCCTGATTTAAATAATATTCAAAGACCTGGATTACCTTATGTTCCTGAAACAGTGCTACCTAACAATAATCGATATGATTTGTTACAACAAACAGGTCAACCCATAACCGCAAGACAAATAGACGGGGAATCCAATTATTTTACCGATGTGTTTCGGGCGATATGGGCAGCTATTCAGGGCTTAGTAGTTGGTATTTTGCCTGGCGCGAATCAACTCGCTAACGCAAATAAATTTCCAACCACTAACGGCCAAGACCCAGCGGTTATTTCTTGGACTTTAGCGCAGACTCAACATTTAACCGATGGCTGTGTAACGGAACCTAAAATAGCGGATTCTTCTGTTACTCATCCAAAACTAGGCCCCGCATGCGTACAAGCGAATAATGTTTACCCAAGAGCAATTACCAACCAAGCGATAGATGATAATGCCGTTGATACGCACAATATATTAGATAGCTCGGTCACTAATCCTAAACTATCGGCAAATTCTGTCGCAACGGCAAACGTTGCTGACTCAGCAATTACTACGCCAAAGCTAATTGACCAGGCCGTTACCGCCCAGAAAATTGCTAACAACACAATAACAAACCAACAGCTTGTACCAGCTGCCCAAACTCCAATAGGCGCTTTAATAGACTATGCCGGTGGCAATGGTGGTTATATCCCACCTGGATGGTTAAATTGTACTGGGCAAGCTGTGAACAGGGTTGCTTATGCCGCTTTATTTGGAGTAATTGGAATTACCTATGGCGCAGGAGATGGTGCTACTACTTTCAATTTGCCGGATTTTAGAGGTAGAACCTCTTTTGGTGTAGACATGAATTTTTCAGGTCAACCGCAAGCTACAAATGGAAGAATAACAACGACAACGGCAAACTTACTCACAAATGGCGGTGTTGGTGGAGAAGAAACTCATCAATTAACAGTGCCAGAAATGCCAAGCCACAATCATAGTTATACTAAACCTGTTTTAGATACTACGAATACTGGTCCTGTTACCGGTTCTCAATATGACGCTATTACAACGACTAACACAGGAAATGCCGGTGGAGACCAACCTCATAATAACATGCCACCTTTTATGTTAATTACTAAGATTATTTATGTGGGCGTGTAATGAACATTGAATTCTTAGAAATTAAACCAGAAGAAGTAAAAATGTACTTCCCAGAGTTTTATGCGCCTAAAAAGTTGTTTTTTGAGATAAACAAACAAGGAAATCCTATCGGATTTTTTGGAATTAAGAGGATTGGTGAAAAAGTGGGCGAGATATCCATTTACTTTAATGAGCAAGATAGACGAGAAATTACCAAAGGCATCGCCACAAGTTGTTTGAGATTTCCGTTCTCGCTGGGATTTAGAAAAGTATTAATCAGCACTGAGCTTAAAAAGATGGAGCGATTTTTAAGGAAAATGACAAAGCTTGGAGTTCAGTACTTAACGCAACATAAAAACATGCACTGGTTTGAGGTAAAGTATGAGTTTTAAATCAAGAAAACCGCCTGAAACGCCACAACTTCCACAACAACCCGCTCCGGTTGAAATGATGGATTTTATTGATGAGCTCACGGGCGTTGAAACGACTACGGTCACTATGCCAGATGGCAGAAAAAGACGGGTAACCAAGCGATTACAACTAACGCCTCAAGAACAACAAATTTTAAGCCAAGCAGATAATTTATTGGCTAAAGCGTTAAATAACATTGAAACGCTTTACAAATATGATCCCACTTCCGTCGTTAATTATCAGCCGTTTATTCAGACATTTAGCGATGTTAACTCAGAACGTGCAGCAGACTTAGCACAAATAGGTAATTTTGGAGATATCGCAAACAAAGTCGAAGCATTTAGAACGATGAACTCCGATTTGATGAACCGAGCGTTTGACAGACAAGAAAGAATGCAAGAAGAAGTATTAGCCAAACGTGGTCTACAGAGGAGCACTATGGCAGCTGAACAAAGGGCTGCAATGGCTGGTGAAAGAACATTGGCGACACAGCAAGCTGATATCGCAGCGAATATGTATGGCGAGGACTTGGCGCAAAGGCAGCTTGGACGAGAGAATATGCTTTATGACACGAGAGAGAAAGAAAGGCTGTCAAGATTACAACAAGCTGAGCTTGGATATAACCTAGAAAGACAAAAACTAGAAGACGCTGAACACTTAAGACAACAAGCCATAGCAGAAAATCAAGGTTGGATAGGAACCGCTCAAGGGATTAAGGCAGCGGAGCAAGACAGAGCAAAATTAGCGCTGTTAGGAAACCAATTAGCGCTCGGGACGTACAATGCGCAAGCGAGCGACCAGAATCAGCGCTTCAATAATGATATGAACAGAGTTCATAATCAATATGGTATGAACTTGGCACAGTTTAATTCTAAACCCGCAAGCTTTGGAGAACAATTAAGAAACACTGGAATAGGGTTGGGTAGCATGTATCTAACGAGTCAATTGCCAGGGTTTGGAACCAATTCGAATTTAACGGACGTTAACAATTGGATTAATCCAAATACCGCACAGAATAATCCTGTTATGTTTGGCCAAAATGTTCAACAGCCTAAAAGCAAATCCCTTAACAAAAAAGATTATGCCGAGCTAGCAATGAAAACATTACCATATTTAGCGTGAAAAGGAACTATGTAATGGCAGACTATAGCAACTACTTATTACAGAAAGCAAAGATGAAGCATGAGGCTGCGAACGCCAAGCCCGAGAAGCCAAGGTTTGGTGACGAAGCAATAATAAATAACGCTTTGTTTAATATGAATAAACAAATGCCTAACGAAAATGAAGCTACTGTAAATCTGTTGACCGAACTGCAAGAAGGCAGTAAGCCAGGAAAAGTGATGAGCGCTGGAGATGCTATGTTGGCTGGCGCAAAGGCTGGGGTACAACGTAAGAGTTTCCTGGACGATAAAGAACGTTTAGGGAAAATTATGGCGTTTACCGAGAAAACCAGGCAGATGGTGGAAGATACGAATCGGGAACTTTATAAGCAGGAAAAACTTTACAATGCGAAACAAGAGCTTGCTCCACAATGGGATTTTATATTTTCCTCTCCAAAACTAACCGAAGCGGAACGTCTAAATGGTTTAAATGATTTAGTAAGAGCGTTTAAGAATAAAACAGGATTAGACATTGATGTAGTTAACCCAAACTTTAGAAACGGAACCGCAACAATATTTATTGATGGAGAGCCACAGTTTGGGAATTTGGCGGATATCTTTAAAACTCCGAAAGAGTTAAGAACTCAAGCATTTTTAAATTCCTCAGAGGTTCAAAAGGCCGATCAGATGGCGTTGCAGGAACACCAGCGAGAGGTTAGAAATCAAAATGCAGTAGCAAGCTTGCATGAGGCGCAAGCAAAGGAACATCAAACTAAAGCTGACTATCAACAAAGCTTGCAAGAAAGAAAAAGACAAATGACAGAATCAGGGCGGCTTCCAGCGGGAGCCATTCTTTTTGATGAAGTGACCGATAGTACGGAAAAAAGAGCTAGGATTGAAGATTTAAAAGCTGAAAAGGAAAAATTACAGCCTACTATTGCAGGTATTAAAGCATTAAATGAAATGGACAATATTTTAAGAAAATATCCAAACCTGTCCACAAGTTTAGCAAGATGGGCTAATAGTAAAGAAGACGGGCTAGCAGGGTATGTTCTTAAGAATATCGTTAACAAAGATGAACGTGATGCATTATTGCAATTAGAAAAGCATGCATCAACATTAGCGCTAGGGACTATCCAACAATTTAAAGGACAAAGACCAACCGATATTTTAAAGAAACTTATTAAAGACACAAATCCTGGCTCTAACTTTACCTATGAAGCATTTGTTCCTATAAAAAATCAGTATATTCAGCAGTTTGAAGAACAAAAAGCAAAATCTATGGAAGCTAATAATGCATGGAACAATCGATATTTTCCAAGTTATGAAAATGTTTACAACAATATTGAACAACATAATAATCCTATTGCTCAAATACAATCCGCTGACCCTTCCTTGACTCCCGAAATGATTGCTGAGGCTCAAAGGAGATTGCAAAATGTCGGCAAATAATTTTGAAGCAGGCGTCCAAAGAGCGATGACACTTTTAAAGGGAATAAACGTTCAACAACCTGCTCAAAATGATGATTTTGAAGCAGGCGTACAGCGAGCAATGCAATTAATGCAAAACCAGAACAAAGCGCCTGAAACTTCGCAAGAATATTCATTATTAGACAGAGGTGCACAAGTTTTAAGAGGCGCAGCTAAGACTTATGGTGGATTTGCGGAATCTGTAAAAGATATTAATCCAGTGGATATGGCGAAGACAGCCGCAAACAAAATATTAGAAAGGCAAGGAAAGCCTTTAATCAATAGTGACGTGGGAATATTTAGTGGTGTGGAGAAAGCTGCCAATACAGTTAATGAGTGGGCAGGCAAGGATTTAACGCCTACTGATTCAACTGGACAAATGCTTGAAACCTTCGGAGAATTTGCCGCACCTTTACCTATCCCTGGTGGTGGGTTAATTAATAGCGCACTATGGGCTGCTCCAATTACTGCCGGTGCACAAATATTAAAAGAAATGGGCCTTGACGAAAACTCATCAAACGCATGGGCATCCGTATTAGTTCCACTTATGCTTTCTTTGGGACGAAAAGGAATAGATTATGGTGCTAATGCTCTTCATGAAGGATACAGGCAAGAAAGCGCATTAGGCGAAGCTTCTGATTTCTTAAAAGAAAAAGTAGGGCAGCAAAACGTTCCAAAAGTAATTGAAAATATCGATAATTTCAAAAACCCATTCCCAGGTGAGCTCGGCACAACTAACCCGCCTTATCAGCCCAATACCGCTGAAATAGCGGATAACGTTGGGTTGTCTCAATACCATAGAGCAAAATATGGCAATATTCCAGCTTTGGGAGAAAAAGATAAAGCAAATATGGAAATTCTAAAAGAATCCCTTAACAGCCAAGCGTCTACTGAACATTCCGCTAAAATGGTTCAAGATTTTGCAACTCAAAACAAACAGAATTATGAACTTAAAACTTTAAACCCAAAAACTTATGAGCCTCAGATTAGACTAGGTGAAGCTACACAAGAATTTGAAAGCGGTTATAAACCTACAATTGATGAAGCTGGACAAACGCTTCAAAATTACCTACATAAACGTACGGAAGATATTCATGATTCGGCAATGAAAGTGACGGAATCAAGGTATAGGGACGCAAAAACTAAAGCCTTAGAAAAACCTGAAAATGCGTTAAAGTACATTGAAGAAGAAATTAAAAACTATTCTAGAGTTAGCCCAATCAACAGAAGTCTAAGAAAAGCACAGATTGCTATCGAGCACGCCAAGGTAGAACATTCAAAGATAGATGCTTCAAACAGAAAGGCAAGAGAAGAAATAATTAAAAGATATGAAAATGACCCAAAAATGGCTGAAATCGCTTTAAAGGAAAGCAAAATACCTGAACCTAAAAATCAACAGTTTAACGTTGGAAGACTTCACAACGCTAGGAAAGAAATATCATCCATGATAAGCGCATTTCCTGAAAATGATAAAGAAGGAAAAATGATTTTAAGTAAGGTGTTGGAAAATTTAGATAAAGACATGGAAACCATCCCAGAAATATTTGACGCCAACCAAATTTACAGGGAAATTATGCAGCCAGCTAATTTCATAAAAGAACATCAAATTTTAGGGGATATCGTCAAAAAAGATCCGAGCAGCAAATATTTAGCAAACTTTACAGTCTCGCCTTCCGATATTCCAAAAAGAGTATTAAACGGCAATAAGTCTATAGATGGCGCAAAAGCTTTAATGGACCACGCAAGTGGCTTAGGCACAAAAGAACACAGAGAAGTCATAAGCACGCTAAAATCGTATATCAACAGCGATATATTAGGAAATATTGTTAAGGAAAATGGACATGTCGACTTAACCAAGCTTGACGCCTGGAAAAAAAGCAATCCTGGCGCATTTATTTTGTATTCGGGATTAGAAGATAAGCTTAGCAATCTAAAAAACGCTCAAAAAATGGTAGACCAAGTCATCAGTCAAAACAAAATGATGCTTGATAATTATCATAAGAAAGCCATGGAAGCCGTTCTCAATAAAGATGCAAACAAAATAGCGTCCGACATTTTAAATAGCAAGAATTCTGTTGGCGTAATGGAAGACACTATAAAACTCTTATCAAAAGATGATACGGGAGATGCCCTAAAAGGACTTCAAAGAGCGGTTATTGATGATTTTATGGGTAAGTTTAACGAAAACCTTACTTATACCAACTTTAACCGCTACATGAATAAAAATAAGGGAGCTTTAGAGAAACTGTTCAGCAAAGAACAGATTGCGGTCATGGATAATGTTAGAGACATGTTGAAGCGTAGATTTTTAACGCAAAATGCTGGGAGGGTCTCTGGCTCTGACACTTCGGCTAACCTATATGAAAATGCTGCTGAGAAATTTGGCTCAAGAATTTCTAAAAAATTAATCCCTGGCATAGATTATTTCAAAGATATTGATGCTGGGGTTAAAAATGCAAAAAACAATCAAAAACTAGAGTTTTTAAAAGAGGCTTTGATAGAGCCAGAGTTTGCAAAAAAATTGTTAGAAAAAGAGCAAAAAACAGGGTTAACGTTTTTCGAGGCATTGATAACCCAAAAAGGTACCACTGGGGATTGGTTAAGACAGTCTAACTGGAATACCGTTAAAAAGGGTATCGGTACCGCCTTTATTAATTATCAGAAAGCAAGAATGGCTGATGGAGAACGTGATTAAATATTTTTTGTAGATTTAATACTTTCTGAAAGATAAAAGCATGAATCACTACGCACACGAGACTATATTTTTAAACGCTATGAACTTCGAGAATAGCCTAAACGGCAACTACTCGGAGACCAAAAGCATGAGCGCATTAACGCAATTCTTAAAGAAAGTCTTAATTGATTTTACAGTCAACTACGTCCTTAAAAAACTAAGTCGTAGTCAAAAACAGCTTAAGATGCTAGAAACTGCCATTTTAGCTAACGCCAAAGGAGAGGGCGCTAACAAAG